AAATATAATAGTACTGTAGAAAGGGTCTATGGTACATTGAACGCCCGTTATGGGGTTCCACAAGTCATACTTGCTTATTAAAGGAGAAAACATTATGACACGTTTACTAACCACGTTGGATATTCCAACACTACACACCACGCTAAACAGACATGCAATTGGGTTTGACCGAATGTTCGACGAACTTAATCGTACATTCATTGCCAGTCGCACTGATGGAAATTATCCACCTTATAATATTATCAAGGTCGATGACACCAATTATGAAATTGAATTAGCAGTGGCAGGCTTCGCTCAAGATGAGATCGATGTTGAATTCAAAGATACTCAGCTAACTATCAAGGGCGAACAACAAAGCGCAGACGAGGACGAAGCAGTAGAATATCTGCACAAGGGCATTAGTGCCCGAGCATTTGTTCGAACATTTACCTTGGCTGAACATGTGGAAGTTCGTGACGCTTCTGTGGCCAACGGCATTTTAACAATTTCATTAGAACATGTTGTGCCCGAGGCCAAGAAGCCTAAGAAAATTCAAATCGAATACAAAGGGTAAAAAGTGAGTACAGCAGAAGTCAAAACAGACACGCAAACAGTAGTTAATGTCACGGAGCCCACAAGGTTCAATGTCATCTTTGAAAATGACAATGTTACTCCCATGGACTTCGTGGTTGCATTACTGCAAACTTTATTTAATTACGACCACGAGCGTGCCTATGAGATCATGCTGATGATTCACCGGGACGGTCATGCAGTGGTGGCCACATACCATTTTGAAATTGCAGAACAGAAGGCACTGGAGTGTACCATGAGTGCAAGACAGAATGGTTACCCACTAGAGGTAAAGGTTAAACCTGCTTGACCACCGCCCATGACCATATGAAGTTTCATGACTATACATTTGACATTAAAGACGGTGTCTTAGCCATGGATCCAGAATTAGATATTAATAGTACAGACTTTCAACATGGCGATCTATTCAGATTAGAGTTGGCAGATGCGGACAACTCCATGACATTTGTCAGATTATCTAAATTAGAATCGTTCGTACTCGATAGTAAAAAAGATGATAACTAAAGTATAAGGATATTGCTGTATGAAGCGATGAGAAATGAGTCTTGGACCCGGGTGCGATTCCCGGCAGCTCCACCAAAAGGAGATTGGCATGGACGAGGAAATGATATATCAACTAGTATGTGGAATACTAATAGTTGTCTCGTTGGTGTCATTTGCATGTTATCTAATCTTTTTTTGATGGGGCTGATCAGTTTCGACAGGGCAAAAAGTAACAAAGTGGACAGCTCGGGAATGTGAAACCCGTAGGATTTGCGTATGCAAGTCGAAGAAGCAAAAAACGTAAATGCAAACGACGAACAGTTCGCTTTAGCCGCCTAACAGCCGCTTAGGGTAGGAAATACCTCGTAACAGAAACCACCAGAAAAGGCTCTTCGGAGCCTTTTCTTTTGGGCACCAAAACCTTTAAATACGTTATGGACCCAATTACTATCGGACTTGCTTTTACAGCCGCACAATCTGCGGTAGGACATATCAAACAAGCCATAGCTTTGGGCAAAGATATTAACAGTCTTGTAGGGCAATTCAGCAAGTTCTTTCAATCTGCAGATGCTATCCATAGAGAACGCACTAAAGTTTCAGCAAAGGGCATACAACTAGGGAAAACCGACGCAGAGCTAGGACACATGGCCTTGCAGATAGCCATGCACAGCGATGCCCTGCGTCAGCAAGAACGAGAACTTAAAGACATGATTCTCTGGCAGTTGGGTAAACCGCAGATCTGGGAACAAATGATCCAAGAGCGTACCAGACTGTTCAAAGAACGTGCGGAAGCAGAGCGTGAGGAAGAAAAGCGTCAACTGGCACACAAGAAAAAAATAGCAGATCAAATGATGAATGCCTTTTACTTTTTAGGTTTCGCTATTGCTATTTTTTGTTTTGTAATGGTGGGAATTGGCATCTATGGCGCCATGGAAGATAAAAGAAAGTACGAAGAAAAAGTATTCCAACGCCAACAAGTAAGGATTCAACAGCAACGTGCCAGGGACGCCGAAACCAAAAAAGAATTGGCAGATTATGCTAAAAAATAGTATTGGTTTGTTATTAGTACTAGCATTAACTCAAGACCCCGGCCCGCCTATAAAGAAATGGCCCGAGTGGGAGTGTGTACGTTGGACTTGGACGGGCGATGTGTATAATAGAAAAGTTGTTTGTCTTGAATGGAGAAAAAGAAAATAACCGTCTACAGGTGAAAATTAGTTTATAAATAGAATGTAGGAGTATTCAACTATGAAACAGAAAAATTTAGTCGCTAAATTATACAGAGCTTGCATGGATCATGACGTAGAAACCATGGCTAAACTTCGTGAAAAAGAGTTTGCCAAGATACTAAAACGCAAGGCACAAGGTAAACCATTTACTGCAAAATGGACAGTGGTTCAGTTTTAACTGCCATGTTCTAATATAAATATGGCTATGCCAAAAGCCAAAACATATCGCAGTATTTTTATTTCAGACGTACACCTGGGCACTAGAGACTGTCAAGCTGACAAGCTCAATAATTTCCTTAAACACAATAGTTGTGACACGCTGTATCTTGTAGGGGATATCATTGATGCTTGGCGAATTCAGCAGAATAAATGGCGCTGGAAACAAAGCCATACCAACGTAGTACGGCGTGTTCTTGGACACGCCAAACGTGGTACTCGTGTGGTGTATATTGCAGGAAATCATGATGAATTTTTAAGACCCATGATTCCTTATGGTTTCAGTTTTGGGCTTGTTGAGATACACAATCAGATGGAGCATATAGGAGCAGACGGTAAGCACTATCTAGTCACACACGGTGACTTGTTTGATGGTATTACAAGATTAGCACCGTGGATAGCATTTTTAGGAGATCGAGCGTATGATATCATTTTATCGCTTAATAGTAAGTTCAATTGGATACGTCATCGTTTTGGTTTTGGGTACTTTAGTCTTAGTCAGTACCTTAAAGCAAGAGTAAAAAAGGCAGTAGATTTTATTTTCCACTTTGAAAGGAATCTAGCTGCCTACTGCAAAAAGCGGGGGTACGATGGGGTTATATGCGGACACATACATCATGCCGAAATCAAAGAAATTGATGGTGTAACATACATGAATGACGGCGACTGGGTGGAAAGTTGCACAGCCTTGGTTGAGCACCACGATGGCAAGTGGGAAATAATTACGTGGACCAAGGAAACGGACAATGAAATTAAGTGAAAAAATTACCATAGTAGTGCCCTGTAAAAATGAAGAGAATTATATTCATCATTTGTTGGACTCGTTGCGTGACCAAAACATTGGTGACACTAGAGTTATCGTTGCTGATTGTAGCACTGACGCAACCAGGCAAGTTATAAAAAATAACAGCACCGGATTAACAGTTGAAATCATTGATGGTGGGCCTGTCAGCATAGCCAAGAACAACGGCGCACGATTAGTTAATACTCCCTACATCTTATTCATTGATGCAGACGTTCGCTTCTTTAAGAACACTGTTATCCGTGATGCAGTCAGTGCAATAGAATCAAAAAACTTAGATCTCATAGGATTAAAAATCAAATGTTATGATCGAGATCCAAGAGCAAAGATCGGTTTCATTATTTTTAATACTATAAATCAGGCCTTGAAATATTTTTCGCCTTTTGCCGTTGGGGCATTCATGTTGACCCGCAGAGATCGGTTTGAAGAATTTGGAGGCTTTCCTGAAACGTTTTCAACCAGCGAAGATTACTTCCTGTCAAGAATGTACAGTCCACGAAAGTTTAGAATACTTAGACATCATTTTGGACAGGACAGTCGCAGGTTTAAAAAAATGGGCTACATGGGCATGGCCAAATACTTGGTCAAGAACTTTGTCAATCGCAACAACCAAGCATACTGGGACAGTTTAGATTCATCTAAGTATTGGAATTAATTTGGTTTAATGTCAACGCATTACTGAGCTATGGCGTTATATATGTGTAGGGATAAAAATTCTTACGTTAACCAAAAGGAAACTTATCATGAAATCAGTTATTACTCTAATCGCAACTTTGGTTGCCGCTTCTGCATTTGCCGCTGAGCCAGCCAAAGCACCAGTCACTCCTGCCCCGGCCGCCACAGCAAGTGCGCCCGCCAAAGCCGAAGTTAAGAAAGACGAGAAGAAGCCTGCCAAAAGCGAACCTGCTAAGAAAGAGCCAGCTAAAGCAGACACCAAAGCCGCCCCAGCACCAGCAGTTAAGTAATAGTGAAGCAGACGACAATGATGACTTTGAAATCGACGACGAAGTCACATTTGGTCGCAATCGACGGTCCAGCGAGTTTGGTAAGGTAGTCGACGACGATGTTGATGTATCGGACTACGTTAGACTTAGATTAGCTTTAGCTAGAGCTCTAGCAATGGAAGCATACGAAAAAGCCCAAGCATAAAAGCCTGGGCTTTTTTTATTGGCCTCTGTGGTTGTATATAAATATTATTGTGACAACAGTCACAGCTCGTGTTTAACACACATACACACAAAGGAGAAAACTATGAGCAAAACACCTTACGAGATCCGTCTCGAACTTCTCAAGATGGCCAACGAAATTCTCGCCACGCCAATCTTCCAAACTCGTGAAGCTAAGATGCAGGAATACCATTCCAAGCTAACTGATGCCAATCGTGAAAGCCATCCATTTCCAACACTACCGGATTTTCCGTCTAGCTCGGACATTGTCAGCAAGGCCGAAGAACTTAAAAAGTTCATAGACCAAGCACAATAATGGCTAGGGTAGAAGGGTTAATTCTCTTCTACCCATATCCGGGGTAGTCGATGCAGGTCGAGAACCCGGACTTCATTTAACTTTTATGGATTTTGGTGCAAAAAACCAAAATACCTATTGACATATACCAAATAGTTTGCTACAATGATAGTATGAAAAAAATCATACTAGTAGACGCAGACGGAGTACTTCTTAATTGGGAGTACGCATTCGACATTTATCTTCAACAACACGGCTTTGGCAAAGTTGAAGGTGCAGAATTTGAATACGATATCGGCAAGCGATATGGTATCGACCATGAACAAGGCAAAAAGCTGATCAAGATCTTCAATGAGTCAGCGGCCATTGGTTTCCTTCCCCCACATCGTGACGCCATGTTTTACGTCAAACGATTGCACGAAGAACATGGATTTATTTTCCATTGCATTACTTCATTGAGCAAAGACAAGAACGCACAAGAACTGCGTAAGATGAATTTACGTAAGTTGTTTGGTGAAACTGCCTTTGAAAAGTTTGTGTTCCTTGACACAGGCGCAGACAAAGACGAAGCCTTGGCCAAGTATGCCAACACTGGTTATTACTGGGTGGAAGACAAACCCGAGAATGCCGAAGTGGGACTGCGGGCAGGCCTTAAACCAATCCTAATGGAGCATGGGCATAACATGGATCATGCAGTGGAGGGTATCACGTTGGTTAAAAATTGGAAAGAAATTTACGAAATCATCGCTGGAGATCCTGCTTATGTTTCTTAGACTGTTGGACAAAATTGGACGTAAACGTATTGTCATGGATCGGCTCAGCAACGAGCCATACTTGGAACGTTACTATTTGTTTTTAAAAGATCGAAAGAAATTTCCATTCAATGTGTTTTTGCACAAGTTTCTTAAAAGCGACCCTGACGATGTACATGATCATCCCTGGCCCTACGCCACACTAATTCTCAAAGGCGGTTATTGGGAATGGACTCCTTTGTTTGATAACCAAGGAAAGAAACTGGCAGAAAAATGTACCTGGCGTGGACCTGGACACTTCCGAATCTGCAAGGCCACTAGTTTTCACCGCATTGAACTCGACCCTAATATCACAGCCTGGACATTGTTTATGCCAGGCCCACAAAAACGTGAATGGGGATTCCTACGCCATGGTAAGTGGATACAACACGAAGCATATTTAGAAAGTCGACGAATTAAAAATGTTTAAGCCCAACCCGCTACCGGATTGTATGATTGACATTGAAACCATTGACACTGGTCCTGAAAGTGCAGTGCTCAGCATTGCAGCCATGCGCTGGGACGCCAACAATAAATCAGCAGTTCGCAACAGCGTTGAAATTCTCATTGACGTAGATGACTGTTTGTCTCGTGGTTGTACCTACAGTGAAGATACCATCAAATGGTGGGATCAGCAGGCACCCGAGGTACATCACAAGGCATTTACGCAGGGCCCAAGATTGTCCTTGCCAGAAGCTCTCGATGAGCTTCGCAAGTATGTTGCAGGCACACAGAGATTTTGGTGCCAAGGTCTTAACTTTGACCAAATCATTCTAGAGCAGGCCTACAAGCGATGCGGTGAACCACGTCCTTGGAGTTACTGGCAATGGCGTGACAGTCGTACACTGATGAAACTAGTGGACGATTTGCCAGCCAAAGATAGTCGTGCTCACGATGCAATTTACGACGTAGGCTATCAAATTGACTGCATGTTTCATGTGTTTGATCGCTATGGTATTGATACATTTAAATAGGAAATAGTATGTACGCAAAAAATGACGAAGTTGGTGTAATGAACATTGACTCAGACAAGGTAATTCAAGGCAAGGTAATTGATGTGGAGTATCCCCGAGTTTGGGTTCGACTGCCCACTCAAAGTGTCATTGAATTCAAACTGCACGAAAAAACCGGCAAGTATCTGGGCAAAATGGCAGGCTTAGAACTGACCTTAGTCTAGTATTTTGATCAAGGGCAAAGTAGGCCATAAATACACTTACTATGCCAATTGCCACAGCCCCAACTACTAATTTAGACCCGGCGTCTATCACCAGAGCGCACCTGGAATTGTTTCCGGGTGACTTCAGCTACGATTTACTTCGTGGCGGCATTGCCACTGCATTTCGAAGTACTGGCATCGATGACCGTGCAACCAACACCATGTTGGTCATTGAAGATTTTGGAACAACGCTGGCAGGTAAATTAACGGTACGGGACGTCGACGCCAAAAGTATTACAGTCGATGAGTTGACTGTCAAGGACTTTAAAGTCAACGGTGTATTAGAAACTCATGTGCATGTAACTACACTTCTTGTGGAAGGTAGAGAACTAGTGGTCAGCGCCGGTGCAGTCAATAAAGAGACATTGCACAATGCGGGCGTATACTGGGGACAGCATGGTCCGACTATATTGTTTGATCGGTTCCTTGACAAACTATCAATATCTTGTGGACTTGAGTTAGTTGCGGGATCTGAAATTACCATCAACGGTAAACAAGCTCTGACAGAAAATGCCCTGGGCAAGAACATTAAAAGTTCAGGTTTGACCAAACTAGGTGTACTGGAAGAGTTGCTGGTTGATGGTGAAGCCAGAACTGAAATACTGTACACTGAAAAATTAGTGCTGGGTACTGTAGACTCTCCAGGCAACCTTGCCATCTCTGCCAGCGAAGATCAGATTAGTTGGGGCATGGGAGAATCACAAGGGCAACTGGTTTTAAAAATTGACCAGCCTCGAGGCATTGTAATACAACAAGGTGACACAGTGGTTGTGACCTTTGATTCGGATGCCACTGTAGTCGAAAGCGATTTAGTAGTTGCTGAAAATATCAAAGTTGAAAAAGACATCATTGGCAAGGGCAACGTTGGTGTCGCAAAGAATCTATATGTGGGTGCAGGCGCCAAGATCGACCATGAAGGTGCGGCACAGTTTACTTCAATACGCATTGGCACAAACTCTATCTCTTGGGCCCCCGCCAAACCTGAGTTTGGTGTATTTGTCCGTGGCGACATAGTTTATAACTCAGAGCCCACTGTGGGACTGGCCGCAGGATGGATTTGTTTAGAGTCTGGTAATCCAGGTACTTGGGCTGCCATGGCGTTTGTTGTGCAATAATAATCAATGTTCGATCCCAGTTACCTAAGGGACTTTGATCGATGGTTTTTAGAAAATGCAACTTGGTCTAGACATTTTTTACTTGTGCCAAGAAAAGATTTTTTAACAGGCCAATGGATGTGGGCCACGTATGCTTATCGTGCTCACAAAGATAATCTAACACTTACAAGATGGTATAATCAAGATTTTGCCATTTGGTATTTTTTAACAAAATAAAATATGATAAATGAACCACGTATAAAGTTTTATGGAATAATAGTCGCAATAGTTGTAGGACTATGGGTGCTGGCATCATTAATACCAGAGAGTCCGGTATCACTTGAAAAATCACGAACAGAACAACTTCGTACATTTTGTGTAATGAATAGACAGTGGGTTGAGTTCCGCAATGGCGATGCCACTTGGGGCACTGCTTTATTAGACTATGAAGGCAAGCCAGTGACATGCAGGTCGATCAACAATCAAATATTTCATGGAAGTGGTAAATGAAAGCAATAATAGCATGCGACCCCAAAGGTGGCATTGGCTATCAAAATAAATTGCCGTGGAATAAACTTGAGGGCGACCTTCTACGGTTCAAAGAGTTGACCACTAATGGCATAGTCATCATGGGTAGAAATACCTGGGATAGTTTGCCTAGAAAGCCCTTGGCCAACAGGACCAATGTTGTGGCAACCTCTTCCACTTTGATGTCGACAATCGAAAACAGTTTTGGTAATTATTCTGCCACCAGAGAAGAGTACTTGTTTGCGGCCAGATACCCCAATACATTCTCAGTTACCAATCCTGAAATATTTAAACATGACGACAATGCCTGGGTAATAGGCGGCGCAAAACTTATTAACAGCATGTGGTCTTTAATTGACACAGTGCATCTATCTCGCACGTACACAGAGTATCATTGCGACGCATTTATTGATTTAACTCTACTGGAAAAAGAGTTCGAGTTGAAGAGCACAGAATCAAATATAGATCATAGTTACGAAATATGGAAAAGAAAATGAATCACGATTTAACCTATACAAACTTGCTGGAAGATATCTTGGCCAACGGCGAAGACCGTGGCGACCGCACCGGCATAGGCACTCGCAGTGTATTTGGTCGACAACTACGTTTCGACCTCACGCAGGGCTTTCCCGCAGTTACTACCAAGCGACTGGCTTGGAAATCCTGTGTGGGTGAACTACTTTGGTTCATTGAAGGATCAGGAGATGAACGCAGACTAGCAGAGATTACACATGGTAGTCGGGATGGCACAGTAACTATCTGGACTCCCAACGCATTGGCGCCTTACTGGAAATCTCGGTCTAGATTTGAAGGCGACTTGGGTCGTGTCTATGGAGTACAATGGCGCAAGTGGCAAACCCCCAGTGCCAATGATGAAGATATACTGTTCCGTGACGATTTTGGCAGTTGGTATTCTGGTGGTCCAGGTCCCGCCATTAAAATTGTAGATCAATTAACTGATTTGATCAAGGGTATTAAAACAGATCCCACAGGACGTAGGCACATCATGAGTGCATGGAATCCAGGCGAGCTGGATCAGATGGCTTTGCCTCCCTGTCATGTCATGTGTCAATTCTACGTCAGCAACCGGGGCCAACTGAGTTGCCACATGTATCAGCGCAGTGTTGATGTATTTTTAGGATTGCCGTTTAACATTGCCAGCTATGCATTGCTGACTCATATGATTGCACAAGTCTGTGATTTAACTGTGGGCGATTTAATTATCAGCACAGGCGACACTCACATCTATCAAAATCATTTGGAACAAGTCAAACAACAACTGAGTCGTGCCCCATTCCCTGCACCAACGTTAAACTTGACAGCGTCGATAAAAGACATTACAATGTTTACTATGGATGATGTACAATTAATGAATTATCAATGCCATGGTGCCATTAAAGCAGACATGGCAGTCTAAGGATTAAACTATGAAACAAGAACTAGACGAATTGCTGTGCAAGAAGTACCCCAAGATGATGGTGAACCGCAACAAGGACATGAAAGAAACTTGCATGTGCTGGGGCTTTGAATGTGGTGATGGTTGGTATAATATCCTAGATCAGCTCATGGCCAATATTCAGCATCGTATTGATTGGAAAGAAAAACAACGAAACAGTACCATCAAGTATAACGAGATGGCCACACAGGCCAAGGCTGGCAACTTTGAACTGTTTGAAACATACCATCCAAGTCTTAGTCAAGAATATAAGGACAGGCGAATGGGAGAGATCGTTGCCGATGACCTCCGTGAACTGCCGGAAACAATTCCACAGGTAACATTAGACCAAGTTAAAGAAAAGTTCGGCACCTTGCGTTTTTACTACAGCGGTGGCGATGACAGCATCGATGGCATGGTACGCATGGCAGAAAGCATGAGTGCTGTGACCTGCGAAGAATGTGGCGTTCCAGGTCGTATTCGACATGGTGGATGGATCAGCACACTCTGTGATGAACATGCTCGAGCTCACGGCAAGAGTGACCTCACTGAGGAAGAACTAACTCAATGAAAGTAATTTTATGCACAGGGGGATTTGATCCCATACACAGCGGTCACATCTCATATCTTAATCATGCTGACCATTTGAGAGAACAGGGCGAGTCGTGGCTAGTGGTGGGATTAAATTCTGATGCTTGGCTGACTCGTAAAAAAGGTAGACCATTCATGCCTTGGCAGGATCGCATGGTGGTCTTGGACAATCTGCACATGACTGACATGATCATTGACTTTGACGACAGTGATGGCACAGCCTGCGATGCAATACGCAAAGTTAAAGAATTGTTTCCTGGTGCTGACATTGTATTTGCCAATGGTGGAGACAGAACTCAAGACAATATTCCAGAAATGATATTTGATGATGTTGAGTTTGTATTTGGTGTTGGTGGTGAAGATAAGAAGAACTCCAGTAGTTGGATCTTAGAAGAATGGAAGAATCCCAAGACTGAGCGTCCCTGGGGATATTATCGTGTACTACACGATGTCAATCAAGCCAAGGTCAAAGAGCTGACCTTAAAGCCCGGAGCCAGCATCAGCTACCAGCGACATGACCATCGCAGTGAATTCTGGATGGTCACAGAAGGCACAGGGGATGTCATCCTAGCCAATGAAGACCAAAGTGACATAGCCATGCACACACTGAACAAGCATGAAGGCTTCATCGTCCCACAGGGATTTTGGCATAAACTCAGCAACACCGGACTGGTGCCCCTGCATGTGGTGGAAATACAGTTCGGCGCCCAGTGCGTAGAAGAAGACATTGAACGGGCTGAATAGTCTAGTTTAAATTAGACTCAGCCGTCGGTTGACTTTGGCGCCTAGATGTGGTATACTGTGTACATGTAATACATATACCAGGCTTAACATGGCAAGAACAATATACTCAAATCATCCCAAGTGTGTTAATCACGGGTGCAACTCATTTGTTATCCTGCAAGGATTGGACAAAGAAGGCAATCCAAGTTATCGTCCGCACTGCGGTCATTGCCAGTCTGCAAGTTGGGGCAAATGGCCACATCGAAAAGGTGTGACTCCGTTTAAAACTGGCAAATGCAGTAACAAGGACGGACACCTAGGGTTTAAATGTTTGATTAAGTGGAGCCAAGTTCCAAATTGGGCAACTGGCATGACGGAAATCGATCATATCAATGGCGATAATTCTAAGAATGCACTAAGAAACCTTCAAGAGCTTTGTCCCATGTGTCATAAGCTCAAGGGACAAATAAAAGGTGACTACAAGAGATTTCGTTACAAGCGATAAATTGTTGTAAAAATACAACAAAAAAGATGTCTTTTCTTGCAGATTTTGGTTGACTTTGGTGCCTAGATGTGGTATACTATGTACATATTAAGCAATAAAGGAGTTGGCGATGAAAGAGATCAAAATTAAAGTATTTGGTGATTCAGGTCACGCCTGGGCTCGCTTTCCCAAAGCCCGCTTGGTCAAACTTGGTATCGCAGATAAGATCACTCCTTACAGTTATCAAAATGGTGTGAATGCCTTTTTGGAAGAAGACTGTGATTTGTCCACGTTGATGTCGACATTGAAGGCTCGAGGCTATACTGTAAAGTTCGACGAAAGTTACACCAACAAGTCCAGCAAGATTCGTAGCTATTGCAGTTACCAGGCTTAATTGACATAAATTGGTTTTGGTGTTATAATTAATACTTAGAAACAAGGAGTCCTGCAATGAAGCAAGATTACACCATGTACATTTACAAGACGGACCGTCGTACCAAGACTGGTGAGCGTCTAGTATCCACCACAGTATGGACAGACCGAACTGCAGAGGGCATGAAGCGGGAGATCGAAGGTTTGTATTGGATCTACTTGCCCAAAGACGGCTACCGCTTTGAGTGTGTGCCCACAATGAAGACTGTCAAGAACTTGATGTCGGGCAAAGACATCCAAATCCCACATGACACACCACGTGCCTGTGATCCCTCCAGCGAACTTTACTGGAGCATGTAATGCGCTGGGCTTGCCTAATGTACTACAAGGACAAACTGTATTCGGGTCACTACTGGGGCGAAGAATACAGTTTGGCCCGAGCTCGTAGGGCCATGGCGGAATTACAACAGTTTCATCCTGCCATGCGCTTCGAGTTGACAGACTGCAAAACTGGTGCTATAATACATACAACAAATAAACAAAAGGTTGCTATATGAAAATCGTTTATAATCGTTTGCTGGGTGGTTGGTATATTGTGCGTGGCGCACACCAGACGCCCATTGGTGGCAGGTTCAATAGCCGAGAAGAAGCTAAAGCCCGCTTGAGTTCTTTGCCTGCAATGTTGAGGACAGCATGATGAACAATTTTACAATTAAAGACAAAGAGTTTCGTAATGTCCACAATGGTCTGTATCTACTGGACCGTGTGGTAAGTGATCTCGAGGAGGTCATCCATCCAGACTTGTTTAAGAAATTGCTGAAGGCATCCACGGAAATCCGCAGAGGCTTCACCGGTGTCTACGAGCAAGAAACAAAACAGTTTGACGAGAAGAGCGAACACTATGACAGCGTTCGTCGAGACCTTGGACTGACTGCAACTTGGAGCATCTTTGAGATCGAGGATCTCAACAAGGCCCATACCTTCCCTGAAGCAGAGTATGTTGTATACACTGACCATTGGGGCAAGGGCGAGGTAGTCAAGTCCATTGCAGGCCTAACATGGTCGGCTTTGTACATGGCTGCCAATGCCGCAATCCGTGACAGTGGAGATGACCACCACACGTTCATTGAAAAATTTACTCCCATTCCTGACAAACCTGGTTACCTTAATCTTTCTACTGGATCTTAAATGTCTGCCTACGCTAAAAAAATCAACGACGAATATCGCCAGACCGATAGTCATTTTATCTCACTGAGAGAACGGTTGCAAGAAAGCCTCCAGGGGGCTAACGAGTTTGCACTTAATGCCATGGTGAAAGATCTGAAACGTAAGTTTAAGAACCTTGGATGGTCCAAATTTGCAGACATGGCTATCTGTAAGGCCATTATGGTATCTGGAGATAAAATTCTTATAGACACTACAATGCAACGTGCAGTTAACTTTACTCATATTTTAAATATTCTAAATTATTTTAAAGAAACAATGGTGATGGCCATTCAGGTATACGAAGATCCGGATAAGCCTGGCTATTATATTGCATGGGACGGTCAACACACTGCCATAGCATTATACATAATTGCTACTAAAGTATTAGGAGAGCGTATTGCAGATTTGATGATTCCAGTGGTAGTGTACAGTGTTAAACAAAAAGCAGAGATTCGGCGTAATTTTATTCTGCTCAATGGCGAAGCCAAGAGCATGCTAGACTATATTGACAAGTGGCGTCAAATGGTACACGGAGTTTTGTGTGATGGCGCTGAGGATCCGATTTGGGTACAGGCGGCAGAAAAACAATTACTATTTGAAAACGCCGGACTGTTTGCCACAGATAAAAAGTTTTTAGATCATGACGAACCAGGTGCGTTCACTCTGTTAGCTGATACCATTTGTAGTAAAAGTGAAAAAACTCTTAAGCCAGTTGTCGTAACACAAATGTTTACGCAATACTGGATTGCCATGAAAGCTCTGACCGGAAACGACCGACCAGTGGATGCCAAGGAAGCTAGACAGCTATACGAATACTTTGATCATTGTCATCAACAGGGTATTACTGTCGATGAAAACTACATCATCGAATTTACCCAATTTTGCAAGGATTATTTTTATTGCGACTGGAACGCCAAAGGTGCGTTCTGGGATAAGACATACGATGCGTATGCTAATTGGTATGCTAAAAATAATCCACACGACGTGGATGCAAATGGTAATCAAATAATTCGTGGCTTCTCAAAAGAATTTAGCTGTGGTGGACCTTTCTTAATCGCACAAATGAAGAAGTCAACAAAGCTGAAGACTCCCGCTGTTGATAATGCGTTTAGGCCTGCTAAGAAGGATTTATGGTAATGTCTAAAATTCGTAATCCTGATGATGACAAAGTTAAAAGCACTAATCAAATTCATGAGCAATATCGTTATAAGCCTGTTTGTAAATTAGATGGATGTGAAGAATCTTTAACTATATTTGATGGTCCGGGTAGTAACAGCTATTGCCGAGATCATCAACTCTTGTGTGTTGAATACGGGATTGGCATGGGTAAGGCAGATAGGCCACATACTTTTTACAGAGGGTGGGTATGTACCAAGTGCCAATACGACCCCAGAAAAGACTCCCAGTTCGATGACATTGATGATGAGTTCCATAAGCTTCGTTGTATGCGAGGTGTAATGCATGGTGATCATTTAATTCGAAAAAGCGATGGCGGCAGTGATCGTGAAGAAAACATTCAAACATTGTGCTGTCGTTGCCACATGATCAAGACGTACAAGGAAAAGGATTACCTTAAAGGTAAAACGGTTGTCGAAGAATAACCGTTGACTTTTGCGGTCATTGAGTATATAATTATTAAACACTAACTAGGAGATTCAAATGGCCGGTAAAGCAACCTCGATATATCTTACGATATGCCTCAGGAACACAGTAGAATCTTTATTTCACAGAGTATTTTTCGATGCAAAGTCTTACAACGAGTATGTGAAGACTCCAGAGTTTAAGGCCAAGTGGCCTACAGAACAGTATCAGATCATCAAAGAAATTTACTAACTTTGTAGGACGGCAACATGTTGGCTAGGACTAAAATCAGTGCAAAGAAAATCTACACTGAGTACACTGCCGAACAAGTATGGACTGCGGCGGCTGTGGCACAGCGTATCAATGGCAGTTACGTCAAATATGACTTAATGGACTTTGATGCAACTCCTCCCATTGTACTCAAAGAGAACAGCAAGACCATAATGCAAAAAGTATTGGATGGCGTCATTGTCCCGTTGCCCCAAGATGTTGACCGTGGTGTATTGGTGCGTGATCACTTTCGTGGCAAGGTCATGGACTTGTTGGCTGGTAAAGCCAATGACTTTACGCAGGTTGCCATAGCCGCTACAGAAACTGATGTTTTTTCCTCCAAGGATAGATTGGCCTTTGCCATTGTGGCCAGTCTACCCAACAGCTACGAACGTGACGTCAAACGTGAGACTGTGGACAATCGTGTCAGTTCAGCACTTGGTGGACCAATTGGTTCGGTTGGTGACAAGGTCTCTGTCACTGCTGAAGTTTTGAAGTCAGTGTTTTCCATGAAATGGAACACCAACTATGTCACAGCCATTACCAATGATGAACAGGTGGTGTTCTTTGCCTACAAAGAAGCATTGCCCGTTGGTGGAATTTATAATCTCAAGGGCACGGTCAAGTCGCACCGGGATCAGGGAGTGACCCAACTCAATCGTGTAAAGGTAACAAGTGATAACATTACAGAAAGTCAACAATGAAATACGTGCCAACACTAGCCCGCACCTTGAACTCGTTCAAGGTTTGGGTCATTACCACTTGGTCTATAACAATGGTAGGAGATATGCTACTACTAGCATCTGCGCTCCTACTCTTAGTCAATTTCCGCTGGCAACTTGGGTAGAAAAAGCCCGTTGTTTTTATGCAACACTAAGGAATCTAAAAGGTTGACATATGGTATGTTTGGTGCTACAATGTATACTTAAACACTAAAGGAGCGAGAGTTATGGGAACACGTTCACGCATTGCCGTCATGCACGGCGAAGTCTGCAAGTCAGTTTATTGTCACTGGGATGGCTATTTGGAACACAATGGCCGGATCCTACAAGAACATTATGACAGCGCCAAGGCCAACCACCTGGTGGCTCTAGGTGACATCAGCTCATTGGGTGCTAAGATTGGTGATGCACATCCTTTCTCAAAGTTTGAGATCAACAGTGATTCCCCAGATTTCGACAATCTCATGGCTGTACACGAACAGGCACAAGCAGAAGGTTGGACCACATTTTACGGTCGTGACCGTGGCGAAGAAGATACAGGGTTTAAATCAGACATGACCTTTGCAGACTTTTTAGCTCGTGTGGACGGCTGTGGTGCAGAGTATTATTATGTCATGCGTGATGGGGTGTGGTATACAGGTTGTCCTGATAAAGGTTCTAAGTTGGTGCCTTTGGCAGACGCCCTTGAAACTGTCAAGGAAACTACATGATTGTAAAATGCCGTGAATGTGGTGAAGACCACAACCCCAAAGAAGTTGAATTTCTTAACATAGAAGAAGACATCCACGGACGTGATGTTATGGAATTCACCTGCCCTGTTACCAAACATCCAATCAAATCTCTAGTGTATAATAATTAATTTTTAAAAGGAATTTAGAATGTCTTACGAATTTGAATCACTTGACCGTATTGTTCGCAATTGGATTGACAGCTCTGCCAAGGATGCTGGCTTGACTGTGGAAGAATATTCACAGCATGAAATCGACTACGGTGATTGGTTGGACGAGCAGGAAAAAGATCCTGATGAGCAGGCCTACATCAAGTACATGGAACAAGAAGAAGCCAAGTACATGAGAAGCCTGCGTTAAAATAACAGTTGACATTGATCAACTAATCTTGTATAATACACTTTGTCATTGGCATTTCCGTCCATGACAATATTAACTCTAAAAGGATATTTTATGATTAAAGTAGGCGATACCACAATGAAGTTACTCAAGTCCAAGCCGGGCAGTCACTTCCTGTTTGGATACAACTCCGACATTCCAATTCGTACTTGCAAGAAGTACGGCGTTGAGCTTCGTGTTGCTCGTGACAAGGCCCTGGGTCTTAAGTTTGTAACTCGTCTCTAATTGAAATGAGTGAGATGACAGTACTTGATGTCCGTTGGTTCTCAGGAACCTCATGTGTGGGTGTGGTCAAGGTAGACATGCCCCATGAAGGCATCAAGTACTTCATCTCTGGTTGTACCGGTCAAGACGAAGAAGTAGACAAAGAACATATCGCCGCCTGGGGTGCCACATTCCCCAACGATGTCGGCGATATGTTGTTTGGTTCACAAAGGAAAACGCATGGGATTTCTTAATCGTTGGATTGCTCGCAAGTGCCGAGAAGCATGGGAAGAATCGCAGGAACGTCCGGAGGACGTGGATTCCTCGAGCCTTGTGAAACGTAATCGTAACAGGGGCATTGGACTAGTTACTGCTACTGACAACAATCCCGGCGACAGTGCGCCCACCATTAATTTCTCCCTGAGTTTTGCCCAGGGCGGCAAGATCATTACAACCACTTACTACGAACCTAAAACTGACAGACACAATCGTACAGTGCATGTGATTCCCGACGAGGAAGACTTCGCCGAACGTGTCAAAGAAATCGTGTTCAAGGAGTGCCTGACCCGTGGATAATACATTGTGCAAAACATGGTTGTTGAGTTGGGACCAAAGTGGCCTTGAAACCATAGCTCTAGTCTATGACCCACAATGGGTACTGGATACAATTGCCAGTGGCAAGACTCCCCAGCCTAATGTAAATGTTAGAAACGTTATTCTTAGAGCACAGGTTAATCAGCAACGTCACTACGAAGTCTATGCAATTAACTTTGACTATGATATGACCGAAGGCGATATACTTGAGTTTTATAAACAGAGCCCGCAAGGTTTTGTTGACCTAGTTCGAGACCGAGGACATGTCATGCACAGCGACAGACAGAAGTTCGATGAGTTGGTAATACGATGATGTAAGGACTACTATGCCCAAAGATTCACAATTTAGAAACTGGGTTCGGAATTTGTACCATGATTGTTGTGAAGAGCGACTATTGTATAAACAACCGGCCGATGACTTAAAAAAGTATTTCAATGATTATAAATGGTGGCTCAAACGTGAATATCAATTCCAGAAGGATAAGACCAATGTGGGTTAATGAAAAAACTGAACTAGATATAATCTATCAAAATCTAGAAATTGTGGACGGCGACACCGATGCAGTGGTCAATGAATTTTGTGACATGTGGTACAATGACATCGACGGAGTCAAAGACTCTGACAAGGGCACATTGATACAGGCCGCCAATGGAATTCTAACCTGGTGGAATGTTGAATTGATGGTTACTGATTTGGCTTGGGCCGAAGACGATAATTGTTTTATGTGGAAAGTACAATAAAGAACGTTCCAGCTAATCACTGGATACTGTGACCCGCAGGATGAGAAGTGCTGTGATAAGCAAGGGTGGTTCTAGTCCTACCGAACTAGCGTTGGCAATACGAGAATTTCCCCTGGTCGGGAAGCGGGTGGAAGGTGAGGCCAGACTGGGGTAACCCGGGAAAGGATGCACTATAATTACCGCCGCAGGGGGAAAGCATTTAGGTTAAATATCAAAAGGGCATCAAATGGAAAAAATTGAAACAGCAAGCATGAAGCAGAAAAAAGAAGACGTTCGTAAGAGTATGGAAGATGCCCTGGCGGAATATTTAAGCAAAGGCGGCCAAATTACCAAATGCAAGGTCGGTGAATCCGGCAGAGTCGAAGGCGCCAGCACCAGCATGTGGGGCCGCCCCGGCAAGAAGAAGAAAACTGAAACCGAAGAAATCGAAGCATAAGTATTATCATGCGAACAGTCAATTGTGTTAAACTCAATCAAGAATTAGAAGGTATGGATCGTATTCCCTACCCTGGCGAGTTTGGCCAACGGTTATATGACTCTGTTTCCAAGCCAGCTTGGCGAGCATGGTTGGATCACCAAACCATGCTACTCAATGAGCGCCGTCTCAATATGTTAGACCCGGACGCTCGCAAATATTTAAAAACTCAATGTGAGAATTTCTTCTTTGGTGAAGCTGTTGATCAGCCCGAAGGCTATACACCACGAATATGACAGGTCTATGGGCCTGTAGTTTAATGGTAAAACGGCGGATTTATATCCCGTAAGCAACAGATAATTGGTTCATCTCGGTTCAATTCCGGGCAGGCCTACCAAACTTTACATAAATAACTGTAGCAGACTTCATCAAAGGTTGATGATGTTTCACACTTATTTAGGAGAACTACTATGTTAATCAAAAAAGACGGAAAACTAATTTCATCAGCTGAAATGTGGGCGGCATGCGAAGCTTGGGAAAAGACTTTGAAGGCTGAACTAGAGATCGAATGCGCTGAATTGCGTGTGGCCAATCGTGCGTCTGCACCTGGTGCAGACGGAGTCAGAACTGCCCCTTGGAGCGACGCACAAGAAGCACGTTGGGGCGATTTCTTTGGTGCATTTACCACAGCGGCCAACATCACCATTGAAAACACCGACTTTACCCCAGTTGAATAATTCACAGTAATTAGACAGTAATTTACCCCTTGTAAGTCCATGATTTACAAGGGGTTTTTCTTGACTAAAATTCTGCATTTTTCGGTTGACATTTGGTTGAATTTGTGGTATAATACACACATGAACAGAACAAACGAACTATTACAATGGGCCGGAGCCGGCTTTATTGTTGCAGGACACACCTTAAATGCCGTGGGTCCCAGCATGCATCCCTGGAATATTGTCACATTTTCCATTGGTACCATAGCATTTTTGGCTTGGGCTATACGTGTTGCAAATAAGCCACAGGCCATGGTCAACGTTGTGTCATTGACCATAGGGCTAGTAGGGTTATATAAAGCATTTGGTTGACATTGGCACCAAAAGTCTTTATAATACTAACATCAACTGCAAAAAAGGCATGTATGCAAGCTAGAGAACTCAACACCCAAGAAGCTCCAACTAAATGGTTTGCGGCCATGGATGCCCAGCGTCGCAACACCAATAACAAGAGTCACTTCCCGCAGACTATTCAAAATCAAATCACTCGCATGCTCACAGTCATGGACATGGTCTATTCAGCCAAAGGCGTTTATGAAGCCTACGGCAAAAAAGGTGTGTCAATCAAGATTGACGGTGCTGTAGTCAAGGATCGTAAGAATCTCATGGCCTTGGAACAAGAGTGGACTGCCAAGGGCTTTGTCAAAAAAGTAAGCCCGCAAGGCATCATTTATCGGTTGACAGCCTAACCAAAAGACGTTATAGTACTAAAATCAACTGCAAAAAAGGACTCGGACATGAAAGCACTGCAAAACTTCGTAGCCCAGAAAAATCACTGGAATAGTTTCTTCAAAGGAACTCAGTTCAGTCTTGACAGCGCCACAGATCGTCAAAAACTGGCTGACATGATTGACAATGCCCTGAGCCCAGAGAACTTGACCTGCGATGGCGAACTGCCCCGTGCAGAAGTCAATCGTCGCTACAAGGAATTGATGACTGCGGCCCGGCAACTCAAGAAGCTGGACCCCAGTGTCAAGTTTTACGAATACGAATCAGAAATTGCCTAAGGAGAAAACAATGGAAAAAGTAGTACGTAACGGCAAGGTAGCCGTGCTGGTGTCCCCAGGCTTTGGTGCTGGGTGGTATACTTGGAATCGGGAACACCCCGAGTGCCTCTATGATGCCGATGTGGTGGCCTGGGTAGAAGGCGGCAAGGGAGGCCCTATGCCCGACATGGCGGCCAAGTATGGATGGCCGGGCTTCTATGACGGCGGTGGCCGCGACTTGATCATCTACTGGATTGACCAAGGAGAGCAGTTCCGAGTTGACGAGTACGACGGTTCTGAATCGTTGGTATTTTCATCAGAAGAGAAGTGGATGACGGCGTAATGAAATTTTGGCTCATCATATTCTTTTTTACTCCGGGTAATGGAGAGTTTGTGCGTCAGAAAGAGATTGCATATAAGAATGAAGCCCGATGCTTGGCAGCCCAAGATAAAGTGAAACCGCCACACCATAGTTTTATTGTCCGCACATTCTGTGTGTCAGACAATCATCACAGTGGTCGGGCCAAAGACCCCAACGTGGAGTACGATTAAATGGAAAAGTTTTTTGAATTCGTTCTCGCAACATTTGCAGGACGCATTGTTCTATTTTTTATAATTGTCGCCAGTCTGTGGACGTATAAACTTTATACAGGACTGTAAACTTTTTGGTTGACATCCTGACCATTTGGTGCTATAGTTACTATATTGAAACAGCAAAAAGGACCGGACATGGGCTATCGTATTCTTAACCAACGTGACAGCAAATGGCAAGCTCGCAAGGGCTTGGAAGGTCCGTTCTTTTACCCCAATGGCATGGCCCTGTACTATGACCCCAAAGAGGGTGCATACTGGGATCCAACCACTGATTTCTACCTGTCCAACGACGAAATGGACATCATAAACCAGCAGATTTTCACTGCACTGGCCCACTAAAGTGTTGCAAAAATACAACAAACTTTTGGTAAAAAAGATGCCAAAAGTGGTTGACTTTGGTGCGTAAATGCGGTATACTATGTACATAGTAAGAAATAAGGAACACGAAATGGCTTATATGTCCCAGGAAAAGAAAGCAAAGATTGCCCCAGTAGTCAAGGCAATTTGCAACAAGTATGGCGTCAAGGCCAGTCTTGCAGTACGCAATCACATGACGCTGGCCCTGAACATCAAGGCAGGCTCCATTGACTTCATTGGTAATTCCAATGCGGTGTGTGGCGCAGACTTTTATCAAGTGTCACGTGGCTTCAAACCCAACACCAGTGGCTACGACCAAGTTAATCCGTATCACTTTAAGAGTCACTACAGTGGCAAGGCCCTGGCGTTTCTCACAGAAGTGTTGGCGGCCATGAATGTTGGCAATCACAACCGTAGCGACATCCAGTCAGACTACTTTGATGTGGGCTGGTACGTTGATGTCAACATTGGCAAGTGGGATGCACCCTATGAGGTCTCGGGTGCCAAAGAATTGGCTTTGGCATAATAAATGGTTGACATCCAACTAGATTGGTGTTATACTTACTGTATTGAAACTGCAAACAAGGACTGACAAAATGGCTACTACAATTTCAGACGTTAATCAAGCTATCATGTTTGGCAACTTCAGCAACGACGAACTGACCAGCATCATCGATGCAGTCAAGTTTGCTCGTAGCCGGATACAGAAGCAGAACATTCGTAGCATGTGCGTGGGCGACCCAGTGACGTTTACTTCCAGCAGAACTGGCATGTTGGTCAAGGGCATGGTACAAAAGATCGCCATCAAGTACGTCACAGTCAAGACCAACCAAGGCATGTGGAAAGTGCCTGCCAACATGCTTCAAGTGTCAGCGGCTTGACACAGAGATTAATCCATGCTACAATGTAGCATGGTAAGAATTCAAATTGTACAATACAAAAACAAAACGGTTGACTTTGCTGTTAATTGGATGTACAATATGAATATGGTGCGTGAGAAACACCATGCAACTTCAGGTAAACTTAACTTTAACAATCGAGGAAATTAATATGAACAAGACTTTTAATATTGCAGGTTACTCTAAGCTCAGCGGTCAGTACAAGGCTCGCTTTGCCAATGGTACAGTGGCAGAGCGCACTCGTGTGCTCAAGCGTGATAACCACGCTGACATCTACTTGGTCGAGTTGCCCCAGGCAATGTCCAAGACCGAGGCAGCTCAGTTTGTGCTGTCCGGCTTGACCGCAGTTGAGCCTGCGGTGGGTGTTGCGCTCAAGCGCATCATCGAGAAGGACGGCGCAGTGTCCCAGCCAGTAACTGGCAAGATTGCGGCTCCCGTGAGCAAGGCACCAGTGGCCAAGGCTGTTGTGGCCAAGGTGGAAGCTTCGGCCTAATTGGCCAAGACACCTGAAGGCTCAGAAGCAAGGGGTTGGGCAACTGACCCCTTTCTTTTTGCTTGACACAAGTGCCAAACTTTGCTATAGTAGTGACATAAGTTAACAAGGAGGCAGACATGTTTCGTATTAATGATAACAAAGGCTTTTCAATTACTTTTGACAATGGCTACACTGTCAGTGTACAGTTTGGTCCAGGTAACTATGGCAGTAATCGTAACATTGACCCCATGTCTCGTGACTATGCCCACAGTGACGGTGCGAGTGCAGTCACTGCCGAAACTGCCTTGCTAGATCCCCATGGCAATTTTGTAGCATACAAGGATGATGACGTACAAGGTTATCAAACAGTTAACGATGTGATGGCATTGCTAAACTACGCCGCCGCTCAGAGGTAATGACATGAACCAGTTAGAACTTGGTAAGACTGTGACCATCAAGGTCAAGAACATACTGTGGCCACATCGCCACTTGTATGCCATGGGCGTGGCTGGTCCAGAGTTCAACACATACTCGGGCACCATCATGCGTGAGAAGTGGTTCAGTGTTGACGAGGTTGGCATCACCACAGACAACCCAGACTTCCCATTCCGTCGCATCAACCGAGACAGTATTGTAGCAGTCGATGATGTGGCCGTGGATTTTATGCGAGTGCCTGTAGACCGACGAGAATACACCTTCACTGGCAGCAAGGGTGATTTGTACACTGTGATCAAACAAGGCAATGCCACTACCTGCACCTGTGCTGGTTTTCAATTCCGTAAAAAATGCAAACACGTTGAAGAGGTCAAAAGTGGACTATAACCCAGACAAGTGGCTCATGGTCAAGTTGACCAATGTCAAAGACAGCAAGTCGCATTATCGTATATTTGCCACTTGGTATGGTGGATATCTTGGCAACGATAGTTGGAAATTAAACAGTGGTGTCACCGGCATTGACTTTGTCAACGACGTTTATTCTTTTGCAGGCAGTTCAGGCTCTGTATATCATTGCCACAAAGACATGTACGGCTCCAGCGGCTACGGACATGGTGTATTGCAAAACCTAATTGATCAAAGTAAAGAACAGGTGGCCATTGAGGTCATGCCTGAGGACACAGATTTTTTAACTTTAGACTACACCACATGAACACCGAACACACTTGCAATGTCTGCGCCTGCACCTTCACAGACAGTGAAGGTGGAGTACACGGAGAATTTGGAATTATCCCGGTGTCATTTTGTCCAACTTGTTTAAGTTGTATGTGCGACATGGTGCATCAGCTTGCGGAGTTTGATCAAGAGGAATCGATGCCGTGAAACTGTTACTGCTGATCCTACCTTTGCTCGTGGCACAGTCTGCCAATGCCAATGAATCATCGTGCTATTCGATATCAAATGTTGATCAAAAGAACACCTGCCTAGCATTGGCCAAACGACAATCTTCTTATTGTTACTCTGTGCAAAACACGGACACAAAGAATATTTGCCTAGCACAGACCAAAATGCAACGAAGCCACTGCTACAGTATTTCGTCACCGGACGTTAAGAAACAATGTCTTGCTCTAGTGCCTTAAAGGATGTATAATGAACGAACGAATTAGAGAAATTGCTGAACAGGCTGGATGTAAAGTTATGGATGATGGTGAGTGGTATATTCCGTCGGCAACTGGTTTTGAAAAAATTGTTTATACTAATGGAATGGGATTAGAAAAGTTCGCCGAACTTATTATTCGGGAATGTTTGGGTATTGTTAATAGACACGAATACAGTTATCACGAAGCCGACCCACTTTGGGAAACTGCACAATTGATTAAAGAACATTTCGGAGTTGAAGAATGACTGAACAAGTCGACAGTGATGGCGCCACACCAATGTGGAGACCCGGCGACAGAGTTTTGGTGCTGCCACTTAAAATGGAAGCCACGGTAATACAACAACGTCTAAGTTATGATGGTCCGGAATATTGTTTCTGGGGCAATGTTGAATTACGGTATGACGATGGCGTTAGTGGTGTTAGCAATAGTTGGCAACTTGCAAGGATTGAAAAATGACTGATAGATTTGATTTGGAACAACAGATTTTAGACTGCTGGAAGATCACCGATGAAATTCCCATGATGGAAGCTCA